GTCGGATAATTAGTAATATCTGGTAATTCTTCATATTCGTATTTTTGTAAAACACCCCAATCGTATGCTGTTACAGGTGGTTGTTCCGTTTGTGGCAACAAAGCAGAAACTCTGCCGATTTTTGTACCGAATTGATAGTCAAAATCGTGGCGAGAAACGAAACTGCCATCATAGTTTCCAGCCATTCTTTCTTTCCAGTAATCTTTATCACCATTTACACCGAGCTTGGTAATAATTTCGTCAATTACATAGGTTTCTCTAATTGGTTTATATAACCACGCTTCTACACTGAATGAAAAAGATACAGTAATTTCTCGTTTATCTTCTTCACCGAAATCTTGTGTCATTTCTATATTAGAACTTTCACATTTCATTTTAATAGAACGGCGTTTGTTAATGAACCAAAACTCCTTCAAATCAAAATATGCTTCAGGAGCGAAACGAACTAAAATTTGTTCCAATATCTGGTTAGCATCAGATATATGTTCTGTTTTGGCTTCCATAGTAATTGTTAAATTATATGGAACTGGGTGAACATCGGCCCAAAACTTGTTAGCCATTAAATAGTCAATACCATTTACTTCAAAGTATTTGTTGTAGAAACCTCTTGACTCACCAGCACCTGAGTATCTGTCAGACGCAAAGGCTATATTGTCAATTCGGTAAGTCATATTAGGTAATTGGATATAATACTTCTTGCCACTTTCTTGTTCCACTCTAAAATCGTGGGACTTCATTCTAGGTCCATATTTCAAAGGAACCTGAATCTGCTTAATTGGTTCGCCTTTTTCGTCATAACGAACAACATATAAGTCATTAAAGAAATTACCGAAACCTACAATTACAGAACGAATTGTATCGGCGAAGAAATAATTTGCAGGATAACCACCACGTGGATGACCATCAATCCAACCTTTCTTAAACTGGTGGGTTGATGGGTCATAAACAGGGTCACTTCTTTTTGCTGATGTATTTTGCGTCCAATTACTCATATTGTATTTATTAAATTAGAACAACATTTATATTCCTGGATTTATAGAAAACTATCTCATTTATTTTGTCTATTATATCCTGTTTATAAGTTTTGTCTATAATCACACAATCTTTGTCATTGTCTTTTAATCGTGGCTTGGCAAAAGCAAATACAATTTCTTCAAAGCCAAGGTTTTCCGCAAAATCTATAAAATCTAAAGTGTCCTTATAATTGTATTTTGAAATTGTGTAGCAAGAAGCCATTTTTACTTTGTAATTATCCTTTAAATACTTTATATTCTTTAAAAGATTTTCCCATTGGTTATCGTTGTTCGCTCTAACAACCTTATAAGTTTCTTTTGTTGCCGCATCAATAGAAATTCTAACTTCTTTTATTATGTTCCAGTTATTTGGGTGAATTTCCTTCAATCGTTTTTCTGTCATACAAGTTCCATTCGTGAAAATCTCAATGTTTTCTAATTCACTATCTTTAGTTAAATCTTCACTGAGAATTTTCATATAGATTTTACTGAAGAATGTTTCGCCATCACAACCAATTTTCAATCTTTTTACTGATTTGATTTTATTCAAGATTTTTTCGTAATCGTCAGGTGTTAAATCTTGTTCTTTTGTGATAAAATCCTTTCTACAAGTCTTACATTTCAAATTACAGACTTCGGAAATGTTCAAATTTATGGAATACAAAGGATAATCGTCAATTTTATCCTTATTGTAATAGTATCGTTTACCATACAATCCATATTCTTCAATAAATGACTTCCAATTATAGAAAGCACTCTCGGAGCCTTGATTATAATTTATGTATTTTGAACAGTTAGAACAATTAGAATAATCTTCTTTAATTATATTACTCTTAAACTCTTTTATTTTATCACTATCAAACAAATCATCAAAATTATCTGAGTGTATATCGTATTTTGTGTCTTCTAAATAACACAAACAAGGTTTCGTGTAAAAACGATAACCTTTTTCATTATCAAAATTATAACGAAGTATGTTTTGGTTTATAATTGGTTCAGCACAGAAATGCTTATACATTAATTCGTCATAAGAAACATCAGGTAAAGTTTCTTTACCTGTGTAAGGACTAATTATGGATATATCTAATTCGTTCATCTGTTAATGTGTTATGTTGTATGTGTTATGATTATATACAATAAACGGAAATTCGTTATAATTATAATTCCAAGCTAAATAAACATCTTTACAAAACAGTCCAAATACGATTTCGTCATAATAATATATGTCATAGAAGTTTTCATTCTTCCCTCGTTTTATATTGAACTGGTTTTTCATTAAATCTTCACTGTTTAATAACTCCCAACAATCATTCATTAGTTTTATGTTGTCCGAAGTATTCTTAAACATTCGCAATCTACCATTAATATGTCTGAAATTGGAATCGTTTGTGTTTATTTTGTTATTCTTAATGTATTCAAGTAAATTTTGGATTTTATTATAATAGAATAAGAAGTATTCGTCATCCATATAATCAATGGAATGGCACTCATCACCGAACATACTAAATTTTTTGAACCAACTTTTGAATTGATAACCACCCAAATAAAGAATGGATAAAATACCAGCGTCAAATTCAGTCAAAATTTTAGAAACATCCTGTAATTCAATGCTGGCATCCATCCATATCGCATTTGGAGTATTACAAAATTCAAATAAATGGTAACGAACGTAGTAAGTCTTTTTGCGTGGACTCCAATCTGGATTTATTTGCTCAGGATTTACTATAATCTTCCAAGTATTTGATTTTAAATTCGGGTTGTCTGTAATACAAAGATAATCAACATCTTTATTTTGATGCTGATTATCTCGTAAACAATCATAATTGCCAAATATGGCTGTTATGACAGTGAATTTAGCCATTATACCTTCAACATTCTATCACGATAGAAAGGTTTGAGTTTATCCAATTCACGAATTACAACATTTTCAATATGGGCGATGTCATTTTCCAAATCTTTAATGTGTGCTGTGAAATCGGTAATGTCTTGCTTGATTTTGTTCTGGTCTGTTTTCTGTAAACTAATAACCTTTTGGTCGCAAATATATTTGGCGGCTTCATTTGCAAAAGATTTACCCTTCAAACCAGGCATATTTTCCGCAATATATTTAACTGGGTCTTTTTCTTCAAGTCCCTTAACTACAACCTTAAGATTTTGTGAAGCAAGAAGTCTCCAATTCATTTTTTGTTTCTTGTCCTCGTAGATATTCTTTTCTACTTCGCACATCTTTGTTTCAACTTCTTTTCTCCAGTCAATCCACTTGTTCATTAGTTCAATCATATTAGGAATTAGAACTTTTGTATCTACGTCCTTAGAAACATCTTTGGACTTTGTTCGTTCAATCGCATAGTAACGATATGATTCACTCTTAATCAAATGTTTGTGGATTTTGCTTTCAAAATCTGCTTCGCTCTTTAACATAACTTCCAACTTACAAGCTTCAGTCTTTGTTGAAGAGTCATTTACATACAAAACAGTTCCATCGTCAATCATTGAAATCATTTTGTTAATGAAGTTGTTTGGAGAGAAACCAGGACAATAACCTGTAATCGTCAAAAGAACATTCTTTTTATCACGAACAAGTGTATAATCACATTCATACTTAATTGAGCCTTCACCTGTTTCGTACAAATGTTCAATTTCTTCAGGAGTAGAAAGGATTTTACCACCATACTTATAATCAGGACCTTTCAAGTATTTCATAATATCCTTGATTTTAGTTTGTTTTCCTTTCTTAACTACAACCTTCATAGCTTCAACAACTTCTTTCAAATTGTGAGCAGGAATGTTACAATTCAAACCAACAGCAATGCCTGAACATTCGTTAATAAAGAAATTTGGCAAACGTGTTGTCAATACAATCGGTTCTTTAAATTCACCTGTATAGTTTGGAATGTAATCTGCGACATCCATACATTCCAACATTTTCATACCGATTTGAGAAATCTTTGCTTCTGTATATCTGTCAGCAGCAGGTCCGTCTGTCAATGAACCCCAGTTACCTTGTCCGTGAATTACTGGGTATTCGCTTGTTGCCATTGTTACTAGAGAACCATAAGCAGAACCGTGTGGGTGATACTTACCCATACAATCACCTGTAATTCTTGCTGACTTAACGGTCTTGTTATCCCAAGTTGCTTTCAATTCTTTGGCTGTCCACATTAGTCTTCTTTGTGCTGGTTTCAATCCATCACGATAGTCAGCCAATGCTCTATCTTCCAAAACATCCAAGCCATAAACTTCCATATTCTTATGGAGCATCTGGTCGGTGCCTAAGGTTTTTCCGTCTGTTTCGTTTT